GAAGAAGATGATGACTTTGATGAGGACGAATAGTGAGAGAGTTATTTAATATTTTAATGATGTATCAAGAATCTTTGATAGCCCTTCTCTTATCATTAACAGCTTTATTATTTAATTAAACTAACAAATAAGCCCCGCAGTTTAAGGACTACCGAGAGTAGCCAACTGCGGGGCTTTTTGTTTTTTAAAAAGAGGTGGGGCCCTAGCTACCCACTAACTAGGGCCCCTTTGGAGAGAGAGAGGTAATTGCGGTATTACCCTATCACACTATTTGTCAATTACTGAATTAGCTTTATTTCACAAGCGTCTGTGGTGCAGTACGCTTCTCCAATTGCATCGGCGGCCAGGCCAGCATAAACGCCCGCAAAATCAATTGGCATTAACTTAAATACATAGTCCTCATAATCCTGTTTTGTTATTTGAGTATAAGGCATTTGTGGGTAAATAGTATTTCCCATAGGAAGGAAGGAGACTGTCTTCAGCTGACCATCGAACATGTGCAGGACAGTTCCTACATGCTCTCCCTCAGTCTCTTGATTGAACGAAACTGTAACTGAAACTGAGTTATCGCTCCAATGGCGTTGAGCCATAGAAGCCAATGACATCTTCTCAAAGATAGTTACATCTTTTTCAGACCTCTTAGCCATAGACTCAACTGGAAAGAACACAACAGATGTAGTGGTTGGTGATTCACTTGCTGGCTCAACTGTATAGTTAGCCATAGTGAATAGGGGAAGCATTGGGTCTTCGTTACTAAACCTGATTGCTCTTAGGAAGTACTGACCGCCTGGAGTCCAGTGAACTCCTGGAGATTCTCCAGCCAAGATTGAGACAGTTCCCGAAGGCTTTACTGTTGTCATCTTAATTGATTCACGGATACCAAGCCACTCTGAGTAAAGCTTGTCGTACCCTTGAATAACTGAATAGCCTGTGTCCATCCATTCACGAAGGACAGGCACACCTTTTCTGTCAGCAAAGTTAGCAATACCAGAGATAGAAGTTCCGATACGACGGTTACGTTGCATGATTGCGTTAGTTTCTTCCCAGTGGGTTGGAAGAAGCGTAACAGTCTTGGCGTATAGATAAGCAAACTTAAGAGTTCTCTTGAAATCCTCAAGACTGTCGTGTCTGTTTAGATAAGTTTCTACTAATGTGCAACATTCAAATGACTCTAAAGATTGTTCGGCACAAGGGTTGTAACCAGCGGCTCGCCAGTCTTTGTTGTTAGGCGGGTCAATTAGACGACCATACTTGCGGGTTACGTCCATCCAAATAACCCCAGGCTCTCCGTTTAATCTAATGCCGTCAACAATTTTAGACAAGTCATCGCCGACACCAACCTCTACAGAGTTATTAGACATCCAAGCCCAGCCTGGATTGTTAGGGTCATACGAATTACGCTCTGGAAATACTTCAGCGTTCTTAAGATTTAGGAAGTCCTCGTCATCAACCTTGCCAAGCAAGAGCTCGGCTGAGCGGCGTACATTGCCAGATACAACGCAAACTCCTATTAAATTTCCTATATCAGCAATATCAATTCGGGTTAAAGCATTTCCTTCTCTATTATTAAACAGTTTATTAATAGACTCGTGAAGTCTCTTCAGCGGCCCCGGCCCAGCGGCTGTGCCTCCGAATGTTTTAATAGGTTCCCCAGCTAATCTAATTTGCGAATAATCGAATTTAGGCATTGGTTGTTCAGGTTTTAAATACGAATTTAGTAACTGACTTACTGAATCTACCCAACCCTCTCTGGTGTCTGCAATAACTGTCTCAGCATCTGAAGGCAAGGGCTTGTAGATAGTGAACTCTTTGTCTGCACCTTTGCTATCGAATCCCACTCCTACACCAAGCATGCTGGCTTCCATTAAAAACGCAAATGGTTTTGCTGGGTTTAGTTTAGTCATTTCACTTGTGGACACAAATGCACAGTTCTGCAAAGCTGCACTGTTCTTTTGTTCGTTGACTACTGGTGTGCCCATCATCCATAGACCTCGGCCTGGGGGTGTCCACTTAAAATTAAACAATCGGTCAAAGGCTTCTTTAGCAGACGCTTGTGCCTTTGAATCATTCCAAGGAAGTCGGCTAGACTTGCAGTGGTCCTTTTGTAAGGAATACATGCCGTTGACTATGCGCTCGCATACATCAACCCAAGTCTCTTTGGTTCCATCTTCTTTTAATCTAGAATAAGTTCGAAGGAAAGTTACCTCTCCTACCGAGTTACCTGCCGCATCTTTATAACCCCAAGGTACTGGCTTTGCTCGGTATCCGTCTACGAACTCGTTTGCTAGTTTAAAAGAAAGTGCCATATCAATTCCTATTCTCGTATGTGTGTTGTAAATACAAAACCCCTGTGTGTGAGTTAGGGGAGTGTCTTAGTTTACCTTTTTGATAAAACTAAAACTGGTTCAGTTAGTTGTGCTTCTTCGTTCTTCTTCGTTTATAGCCATATCTAGGGCTAACCAGTAGCCAGCTCCGTCAATACGATTATCTTGTTTAGACTTATAAGCTTCTCTAGCAAGTTTAACGCCGTCCATACAAAGTGCTACTTGTCTGTAGGTTACCTCGTATCCTAGTATCGCTGACCATATCTTTGCAATTCTGGTGAAGTTATCAAAAGGGTGGTCGTACGCTTTATTTCTATCTCCAGTAACTAATCTAGTTGCCTCATCTAGTATGTTTTTAGGACTACCTTGTTCCATGTTGTTTTGGTCGTTCATAGTTACTACGAGTTCTCCTTATCTGTGTCCGTAATTTGTTTAATAATCTCGTTTGTTTTGCTTTCGTTCAACCCGTCATTTGGTAATTCTCGGAGGGTTTGAGCCCTGTCTCCGAAGATAGCAGATAGTACTCCACCCGCTCCTTGACGCTCTACAGTCATACGAATAAACTCTCTTGAATCGTCCAAATCTTTAATAGTTTTTAACATTTTAAAGAATCTGTCCATCTCTTGTCCGACGTTTGGGTCGGGGTATCCACCATTCAAATCTTCGCTAAACTTAGCGAAAGCCACTCTTTGGCCCTGCATTTCAAGTAAAGCGTTAATCAAAGACTTCAACTGTTCTTTAGTTTTAACCTCTACTGGTAGGTTAAAGGCACAGGTGTTTTGTGGTTTAAAAGCGGGACAGTTAGCGGCAACAAAACATGTATCGCATACCCGCAAACTCGTGCTATTGGAACGTAGTGTGGTGACATCTTTAATAACCATGTTGCCATCATCATCAGGCTCAAGTACTCTCTGAACCTCTACTCCAAGCACGGGTAAAACACCCATTTCCTCGGGTTTACGTTGTTCAAGTTTCCGCATACCAACCCCCCTCGGAGTAACTTCAGCAGGGGGTGTTTCCGCATTTTGTTGGGGTACTAGTTCATCACTCATAGTTACTACGTTCTCTCCTAATCGACGATGCCAATCCTCGTATTGTTGATAAGACCAAACAGCAAGCTTTGATATTTCCACTGCGTCGTCTGCCAGTATCTTATCGAAGTCTAGTCCAGCTCGCTCGTATATAGACTTGTATCTAGGTCGTGATTGCTCTTTCATACGCTTAGGATAACGAAGCAGTTTTGTTCCATCCCAAACAATCGTCTCTCCACGCATCATAGGGGATAGCCAGGAAAGGGTGCTAGCGGTCTCTACAGGCACCTGTCGCAGGTTATCTGGCTTGGCGCTAGCCAAAGCATGGAAAGTAGTCCCGTGTATCTGATTTAGTCGTCTAGTCTTTGCGGACAAACTAGTTTCATTTTCAATTAAATTTCCAGGCAGGGCTACATTTAAATACCGAACTGCAAGGCTTTCTAAGTCCTCACCGTGCCATACAGGCCAGAACTTCTCTTCTGGAACGTCAGCCCAACTAGTAACCCGTTGCTCGTCTATAAACAACTGGGTAAGCTGTGGGTGGTCTACCTCAGTAAACCCCTCAATCCTGTCTAAGTTCTCAGCTACAAAGGCTTCGTAATCAGCTGCAAAGTCAGCTAACTCAGATTGAGTAAACTCTCGTTTAAATGGTATTCCAGCATTTAAAAAAAGCCTGACGTTATCAGGAAAATAATTTTTTAGCTCGTATTTTATGGTTTTAGGCATACCTCGTCTTTGAAGGCCCCAGAAACTCACTCCCATGCAGCTAGCTCCAGCTGCAGTCAAGATAGTTCTATTACTAGGAACCTCAGCTCCCAAATAAACTATGTTCATATACGTGGGTCCTCAGCAATAAGCTGAACTTGTCTATCTAACTCTCCTTGAATGTCTTCCCAACTACGTCGTCCTTCACGTCCGTCTGGTCTAAACTTGTGACTTAAATACTTAGGATGTAAAAACAGGAACACTCTTATTCCGTTTTCTATACACAATTTAGCCAATTCTAGGTCAGCGGTAATCACTAAAAATATAGGGCCTTGTGCTTGAAGTTTCTGAACTTTAGCAAAATCCTTTTTTTCTGGCTCTACACTCTCTAAACCAGTATTATCAATAAAACCGTCTAAATCTGTAAACCTATGTTCTTTGCACCATCTAGACGCTTCTTTTTCGTCGTCTACACCTAATACAACTTTAGTTCCATTGTTTAAAGCTCGGTAAACAGAAATACCTTCAAAAATTGGTACTTTTGTATCGGTTCGTAAAACACCGTCGATAAAAAATATAATTGACACCGTTTATGCTCCGAATTCTGTTTCGTTTAACTGCGGTTAATGCGTTGTGAAGCTGCCCTACGAATAAGAACGCTAGCGTCTGCTAACTCTGAGCCGTATGTTTTTTCAGAAAAAGTTTTAAAATCCGATTCTTTTAATTCTTTTAGCTTCTGTAGTCCTTGAACAATACCAGACCGTTTACCAGACTGCCAACGGTAATTAAACCAATCACCGTAGCCTTTTCCAGATTCACTAAACGCATGTTTTCTTCCAGAATGTATATCTTCGTAAAGACCAACAGCTTGAGTCAACGCGTTATCTCTTTCTCTTGAGGCGTTTACTCTAGCAGACTCGTTGGAAGATTGTTCTAATTTAGACATGGCAGAGCCGTATCGTTTTAAGATTTCAATTGCCATGTCTTTGTCTCGTTGCGTTTTTTGTTCCCATGAAGGGTCTATTACAAGTTCCTCTGTATTTGGAGTAACAACCCACGCATCATCAGTTAACGAATACGCGGCGTATGGCTTTAAATCTAAAATATTTGGTTTAATGTTTACGTAAAAAGTTAGTTCAAACACTCCCATGAAGTTTGCGGTTTCTGGATAAATTTCTTCCCTAAAACCTTCATTGAACATTTGGGAAATCTCTTTATTGCTAAATCTAGCGTAGTCTTCATTAGACTGACGGAACCCTATGAAGTCCACTCCAACAAGGCAGTCTAGGTCTGCGGGCTCTCTGTGGGCGGCCCATTGGTATGAAACACCAGACCCTGCCAACCAGACGTGCATCCATGACTCAGAGCCCGTAAAACGGGAGTTCACATGGTTAAATAGTATTTGAAGGATAGAATTTCTAACCTTAGGGATTACTTTCCCATTTCTAAACAATCTAGGGTCTAATCCCGCAGAAGGCCTGCTAAAAAACGAGGTCTCCGCAGGTTCTAGCATGTTTAATCGTCCTCGTCTTCGTCTGGGTCATCAAGATGATAACGTTTAGCTCTTGGTTTAAAGTTTATATTATATTTAGTTGTTTCTTCTGGTCTATCTTTATTTATTCCAGAAACAAATCCGCAATCGGTGTGGGCTTCAACAAATCTTGAAGATAACAACCATAACGCAGTTTCATTTTCATTTTGTTCCATTTGCAATGATGCACCACAAGTGCAAATCATTTCTACGAACATGGCGAACCCCCTGTCGTTACAGTTTACAAGATTTTAGATTTGGCGTCTATCCAAAGCATCTCGCACTGAGGCCCCTACGCGCTGGCTATCCTCACCCCCAGTTTGCTTCAAATGCTGGGAAACAGCCCATGCCAACTCCTGAGTGCGTATCGCATCCCCAATCTCTTGACAGCCTTGCTTAATGTCTGTAACTACAGCCTGACGGTCTACTGCCAAGGGGGTAGCTAAATCAGTCACAGCCTTCCACACTCCGCTATCTAGTTTAATTAGTAAGAACGCAGTGACTCCAGAACGTTGAACCATATCTGTACTATCAGTTGTAGGCGTTTCTACTTTTTGGTTTTCTGTCACTTGTATAGTCCCTTCGATTCGTGGTGCTTAGTCATATTAAACGATTTAACTGGACAAAAATCACACAGATATATCTTAGGACCTGTTGGAGTAGAAGACAACCCAGCATCTGCTCTGTCTTTGGCAGTTCCTGGTTTTAATACTTTCTTCTCTGACTTGTAATCAGGACATTGACCTTTGGGCCTGTTGTGTTGTCCATAACAAGACATGGCATCTTCTGCAAATTGCATTTTAGTTGCGTAAAACTGGGTACCAAAAGCATCTAATCCAGACGAACCGCCACCTTGTATCTGTTCGATAACTTGTGGTCTCATTTTCTCAGACATCCAAATGACGGCTGGTACGTTGTATAAAACACCTATATGGTCTGCACCATGGCGCTCTACTGTTATCTCTAAAAGTACGTTACTTGGGTCTTGGTCTGCTGAAGGAAGTT